ACTATTTCGGCTTGTCTAATAGCTTCTAAAGCATCTGCTTTTTCTTTAGCTGCTGCCTTGTCTTCGTTATCTCTTTTGTTTTGCTCTGCTTGTTGCTGACCAGATATAGTATTAAGCTCTCTCTGGAGTTGTCTTGCTACGTTAGCTCGTCTTGCTATCTGAGCATTTACTGCTCCTCTGGCTCTTGCCTCTTTATCTAAGTTCTCTTTATCGGTTCTACTAAAGGTATTTTCTAAAATTTGAGCATCTCTCCTAAGCTTTAAAGCCTTAGTTTCTTTATCCAATAAAGTATCCTCTAATTTTTGAGCCTCAAGTAATGCCTTTCTACGTTCTGCTGCTGAAAATTCGTCTTCTTTTCTTGCCTTTAATCTAAGCTGGGCTATTTGACTTTGTAACTTGCTTCTTTCAACTATTAAAGCTCTGTCTATTTTATCGGCTTTAGCTCTCATATCAGCAACTTGCCCAGCTAATTTCGCTTCTTTTTGTTGCTCTTTTATAAACTCCTTAGTTGCCTCAGTAGCTCCAGTTACTGCATTTTTTACTGAATCTATTGGATTTTTAATAAAATTAATTATTGCATTGCCAAAACTTTTGACTGCTGCGAGTGGATTTGTAAAGGTTTCTATTATCGTTTCACCTAAATCAGCTAATATGTCAACAATGTTTCCAGTTACTGCCCCTATAATACCCATTAACTTGGCAAATCTATTTTGCCCCTCCTCGCTCGTTGTAAAGGCTTTTTGCAACGCTACTAAAGCAAGTACCAAAGCACCAATACCAGTAGCTAAAATCGCACCTCTAAGCGTTTTAAAGGACTTAACTACCCCACCAATAACCCCACGCAAAGCAGTAAACCTACTTCCAAGACCACCAGTAACCCCAGACATATCATTTAAAGTACCTCCTAAAGTAGCAGAAGTATCCTTTGTAGCTTTTAGGTTTTTGTTTAAATTCTTAGTAGTACCGTTTAACGTCTTAGTCGTTTTATTAGACTTAGCCATTTGAGCCTCTGTCTTTTTAACTGCTTTCTCTAAGTCTTGAAATTCTTTTTTGCCCTTTCCAGCCTTATCAAGCTCTCTCTTGGCTTGTTTTAAAAGCTCGTTCAACTCCTCTAAAGACTTGTTGGCATCTTGCAGCCCTATCGTTAATTCTAATGCTATCCGTTTATCTGCCATTATAGTTTAATTATTCTATATACTAAGTTAATTATTAATTGTGTACCCTCCTCAAAAGCCATCGCTGAATTAGTCGTTATTTTAAGACCACTACCAAAGTGTATAGGGGTTGTGTTATGTGCGAACACTTCAATAAGGTCTGTGTTATTATCTGTATTAAAAAATGAGCTTGCAATCTTAGCTAATAAATGCTCTGAAGCATCGTCTGTAACTATATCTACTTGATGACTTCCCCCACTTGGAGCATTGCCATCTAACCTAACATATCCTCTCGTCACTTCGTAAAATTCGTCATCTGGTAAAGGAGGTAATACTTGCATCTCTTCCTCTAAATTAATTAAAACCTCATAAGGCAAAACTATGTACTCAAGTTTTTCTGCAAATAATCCGTTTATATAAGCCTCATTAGGTCTATTAGTTTCCGTATAAGGGCTATTTATCATCGTAACATTATTAGCCATAGCCTTGCTATTATCACTACCCACTATTAAGCTATTTTTAGAATCAATACCTTGCTCTATAAAATCACTTGCAACTATTGAACGAGTACCCCCTTTTATGCTATCTCCAAATTGCAATCTATCTTGTGTCTTGCCATTATTGTTATTAGGGAATACAAGAGCATCTCCTATTGGTACTGGTGTATCGTCTGCATAATCTTCTATGCCTCCTCTTACTGGCTTTATCTCTGGTACGAATATATCTTTAGGCTCTACCTTCAAGAATATACATTTAGTTGTATCCTCAGACATTGCGTCAAAATCCTCAACTTTTAGCAATCTCCAGTAACTGCCATCTATGTAATAGCTCTTTCTAAAGCTAAGTTCGTTATAATCGTAAGGTCTTAAAGCTAAATTACACTCTAAAATCTTGCTATTCTTGTCAGTAATCTCCTCTATATATTTCTTCCAATATATATTATAACAATTATTGTTAGAGTAATTAAGAGTAAATTTATTTCCATAACTAAAATCATAATATAGTTGTCTTGGTACAAACCAGTTCAAATCAAATGTAGGATTGTAAGGGTTATCCAGATGCCCAGCGTAAGGGTATTGAATATATCCACTACCAAAAGGGTCAATATACCACCTTTTTTGAGTATCTAATAAGCCACCCCAATATAACAAACGTATTTTTGCAGTAGCTTGAGCTGGGTTATTGTCTTTATCTACAAATCTCATTGAAGATAATACTCTGTCATTTACTCCGTTAAAAGTTTCTAAAGGCGTAGGAGCAAATAAGGTACTAATTGTTTTGTCTGCATTTAAAAAATCATTATCAACATCTAAAGTTAACTGTCCATAAACCTCATCATTAACCTTATTATAAGTATCGTTTAAATTATCTTTATCTAATTGGTCTTTAAATATAAATCTACCAGCATCTAAAGCTCCCAAAGGGCTTATTTTATACTCCTTAGACCTATCAACTAAATACTCTAAATTAATTCGCTCATCAGTTAAAAAGTCATCTCTTGTTTCTATTATTAGCTTGTTCTCGTCTATTGGGTCATAATCTATATATAAGTTAAAACGCTTAATAACGCTACTTAGTAAATCTGACTGCTTAATTTGTTTAGGTATAACTAATCGAGTGTCTATTGTATCTCCTATTCCTATCTCTGTTTCAATTAAATTACTACCAAAGGTAGAATCTGTCTTTAATATAAATTCAAACTCATTAAAAACATTTATATTTCTGCGATATATATTGAATTGACGAATATATGCAATATCATAAGTTGTACTACCTACTGCTAAAAAATACTCTCTACCAGCAGTTACATCAATTTGCCCAGTAACAAAAGAAAATGTATTATTTGGAATTGTAGAAGTTGGGCTTTGTAAAGGGTTTGCAATAGCATTGTCCTTTATATCAAGTTTAAAGCTATCCTTAATTGTATACGCACTACCATTTCTCTCTATTAAATATACATTAACATATACATCGTAAATTACTTGAGCAAGATTAATGTCAGCAGCTTTATTAGCAAAGCTCTGAGTATATAATAAATCAAAATTCAATATACCTTGAAAAGACATTTTATTACTTTCAATAGCAGTATAAATACCGTCGTTTACATTATATTCCTCATTACAAGTATTAAAGTATCCGTCTGCAAAATCAAAAGCAGCCTCAGCACAAGCTAAATTTTCTACTACGCCTCCGTCTGCTACAACTCTTTTCTCATAACCTGAAAAGCTACTATCGTTATTGAATACTAATTTGCTATTGTCGGTATTGCTTAATGTACTTATATCTTGGCAAAACACACCAATATCGCTTGTTCTTTGCACATTAAATTCTCTACACAATATACTTGCATTGTCTAAAAGTATTTGCCCACTGCCAAAAGGCACAATAAGACGCTTAAACAGATTGCTATTAAGGAATGTGCTATCGTAAGTATATCCAGCCTCAGTTAGTATTGTGTCAATGTACTGCTTTAAATATATCGCTGGTTTAAAATCTTTAGTTGTCCATATATCGTATCTTGTCCTCCCTCCTAAATCAATCATAGGATATACGTAACCTTGACCTATTGTCGCAGACCAGCTATTTACTATATTCGTTTCTGTCCAACTATGGTTTAAGCTCGTAAGGTCTAAGTCTTGTAAATATTTATCTCGTATCTTTTCAAATAAATCGCCTATCTTTCCAGTAGCTTGTATCTCGTAATTGATTAATCCATCTACATTAGATATAGCCTTTAATTGACAATAGCCATCTATAGCAGTAATTCCGTCTTGGATTATCTGGTAGCTTGTTTTTAGATTAGGATTAAATGTCTGAAGGTCTATATTGACATCAAATGCGTGTTCAAAGATTTGGTTAACGATTCTGTTCTCTGGTATAGTAATAGTCTTACTAAAGTCCGTTAAACGCTTCTGAGGGTTATTTACATCATACGCTTCTTTTGTCAAAGGTATTGCACCTTCGTTATGTGGTATTGAATACCCAGCTATTATATGCTCTATTACCATTGTCGCTTATCGCTATTATCTATCTCCATACTAACCTCCATACTATACACTTGACCATTCTCACTCTTAGCGTGTTCAAATGTGCTGCCAGTTACATTTACTGAAACAAAGTTTGTGTCGTATTTCCAATAAACCTCTGGAGATGAAAACAAGTCCTCTAAGCCCTCAACTTCAAAATCTTTTAGCAATCTACTATTAAGTCTGTAATTATCTGTTAGAGACGTATGAAATGCTCTCTTACGTTGTGCATAGGTATTATGAGTTATGCTACTTGCTCCTATTGTACGAGTATTGTACTTGGCAAAGTTCTTATTTATGCTTGTTGTTTGGTTTGATTTGCCACTAAATACAAAACTATCCCAGCCACCCTTTCTATTTAACCAATGTAGCTCGAAATCTGTATAGGTATTTTCACAGTCATCAATCTCAAACATTATTGTTTTTGTAGCCCATACGTCCTCAGTAAAATTTAATATCCTTAAAGCATAGTATTTTACGTTGGTCATTACTGGAGTTGTTCCCCAGCTATGTGAAGCAATCTCAGAAGCACCAACATCAAGTGTATATAATCCAGCAGTATTCGCAGCAGTCATTGTAGTTGACAAAATAGTAGTAAATGTACTATCTAATGTTTGCAAATAGATTTTGTAAGTATCGCTATTGCCTCCTCTCATAATCCAAGATGCTTGATATTTTTGTGTAGACCTTACTTTAAGGAAATTATTAGACTTGCCTAAATTAAACCACTCAGCCTCTTGCTCAAAGCCATTAAGAAACTCTTTATCTGTTTCAGCGAAAGCATCCTCTATACTCCAGTTCTGATAGCCCTTAGTTCCACCAGATAAATCAGCCCACTCAATATACTTAGGTGACGAGTTAAAACTATTAAAAGTATTTCCACTTACTGCACTACCTTGCAACGCACCACTATAATACTCTTGAAACGCTATTTTAAAGTCTTTTAAGGAACTTTGAGATATGTCAGTAGTATCTCCAGTTAAAATAGAATAATCGCTGCTTACAAACGATTGTATAATATTTTGGATATCTGTTACAACTTGAGTAGCTGAGGGAATAGTATTTAGCTGCAAAGTAGCTATCTTAGTATTATCTCCAGTAGGGTCAGTAAACAAACTTGCTATAACTTTAAATCCACTTTGAGCAGTTTCCGTACTACTGACTAAATATTCTATTGGAGCAAAGCTTGGCTCTGGTATATTGGTTGTCGGTTGGTCTTGAATTGTAAGTGCCATCTATTTATATATACAAAAATAGACAGATAAATTTAGGGTCATAAAAAAACCCCCATCTCTGGAGGTTTAATTTGTTTTAGGTTTTGGTTTATTTATTTACCAGTCACCATATTAGCAACTGACTTTATTTCCTCGTATGTCCATCCGCAGTCTTTAAGTTCTTTTTCTTCTTGCTCCATCATTTCAACAAATAAAGGGTCATTTAAAATTTGGTCGATGTTTGTAATTTTGTTGTTCATTTTGTTATTGTGTTTGTTATTATGAGTACAAATATATTATACAAATCTATAATACCAAACTTTTTTTTTATTTTTTTTATTCGACCTTAATAATGTCTATTATATACTTACGATACTGGTCTAATAACTTACTCTCAAAGTCTAATAGCTTTTGGTCATTTATTACATCTGAGTAGAAGTTTGTTTTAGCTAACCCTTTTGACCATATACTATAAGATATAGCAAAAGCAATAGAGTTCCTAATAGCTTCAGCATCTCTACGCTTACCAGAAGTTGTATTGCTACCTCTCGGCTCTGTAATAGCTCTATTGAGCATAAACTTTCTAATAGCTGATATAGGAGGTGCATTTTTCCAAGAGAATGGACTTTTATATTTAAAGCGACTTATTCCAGTATTTTTTTCAGCTCCACTTACACCTTCGTCAATAAACTGATAATAGTCTGGCATAGCTATCTGGATTCTAAATCCGTTAGAAGTTATCGTTATTGGGTTAGTATTTCCATCAGCTATACTTTGAGCAGTAGCTCCACTTGCTACCCTACCAACATCATATAAGGACTTTACTAAATCGTCAACTATTTGCTGCCAATATTGGTTCAGCATTCCTATTAATCTCTTATCTTGCATTTTTCTCGTAATCTTGTTTCTCTACCATATAAGCCCACCAGTTTAAAAACTCAATAGAGCCTAATTCTAAAGTATCATTTATGCTAATATTATGCAAATCTGCCATAGCTTTTATGACGCTGAATAATCCCCATCTTTGTCCAAAATCTCCCTCGCCATCTTGAGCGATTTCTCCGTCCACTTTTGTAAATAATCCTCTGAATTTTTTAAGTAAACGTTCCAAAGATTCCAAAAAAAAACAAAGACATTCCAAACATCTGCTACCTTTATATCTCTACAATACTTAGCTCTTTCAGTTAGGGTTAAATTATCTTCTCCGTATTTCTTGCCTTTCTTTCTACTTAACGCAGCTAAAAGCAAGTCCATAACTTGTATGCTTTCTCCTTGGTGATTTGCTCTTATATTGATTATATCTAATAACTGCCCACTTGTTAACCTATCAGGTTTATGCTCTACAAAGTACTCCTCTCCATTTATAAACACTTTGTTATTGATTCTTTTGCTTTCTAACTTTCTTAGGTCAAATTTGCCTATCTTCTTAACCATATCATTAAACTCAGATAGCTTAATCTTACTTGCTTCATCATAAGTTATATTTTTAATAGCTGCTACAGCATATATATTCTGCTCAATCTCAGTCAAATCGTCATCTATATTATCTAAAAGCTGGTATTGCCCTACTGTAATATTATAAAACTCTGTATGTTCCATATCCTTTTTTATTAAATTTATGCATTACTAAATATCTTAGAGCATCAATAGCGTGGTTATATTCGTCAATAGGTATATTTAAGCTATCTCCGTTTTTATTTACCTTCCATTTATACTGCTCAAGTTCTTTTATTAAATTCTTACTCGACGAATGTACATTAATTGCATAACCTTTCAAAAGATTAATTCCAAACATAACGCTATCCTTACCTTTTTTAACGCCGTCTATTGTCCATCTTAATCGCCTTAGCTCTTCTATACTCTTAGGCTCTGCCGAATCTGCTACTATTAAAGCTCCTCTGCTTACGTTTAAAGCATCCATTCTATTGCTTATATCTTGATTAGTTAATCCAGTTTCATAAATCAACTCTTTAACATATAACTCTCCGTCTTGCATTCTAACCTCAATCAGCGTTGTAGGGTCATTCGTAAAACCAAAATCTATTCCGTACCCTAATAGCTTTTTATCCTTAAAGCTTTCATTCAATACATACCATTTTTTGAATACTAAGCCCTCTATTCGCCCAGTAATCCCTCTGGCATATACTTTCCATAAGTCTAAATCTTTGCTTTTAAGAGCTTCTATTTTCTCTCTTATCTTATCGCTTAAAAAAGGGTTATGCCTATGGTCTGAGATTATTAGTTCAGCATTTGGCAAGGGTATTACTTTATCGTGTACCCAAAAGCTGGTGTCTGGGTTGTAATCTATATAGACTTGCTTTCTTGTTCTGAGGCTTAACTGCTCATAAATATTGTAAGGTATACCATTAGCCTCGTTTACGAATAGATAGTCCCTCTTACCACTCTTAGCATCTTGGTCATTATCATAGCTATTAAACTCAATTATTGAGCCATTAAGAAAGCTGAAAACCCTATCCGACCTATTATAGAAAGTTACTTGTTGTTTTATCGCCTCATCTCCATTATGTATATCTATCGCATCTCTTAAAGCCCCTACTTTTAAGTTTGGTATGTCTTGACCCACTACCGTTATAATACAAGTTTCTGAGATAGCCTTAGCAAACAATACTTGCAAAATAGCATAAGTCTTTCCAGAAGATGTACCACCCTGATTGACTACTATGTCTTTGGTAGATATAAAGTTTTGGCGATATAAAGCAGACGTACTAATCAACTATATCTTTCTCGTTAGATGCTAAAGGTACGCCAGTATCTATTATATTAATGTCTAAGCTTTTGTAGGTTGTCTCTTGCTGCACCTCAGTACGTTCTACATATCCTCGTTTCTTGCCTTTGGTTTTTAGGTAAAAAATAGTTCCAGCAGTATTACCGTCTTTTATTTGTTTATGTAATTGACTCTCGGCAAAATCTAAAGCAATATCCTCTATGCTTTCTACTTCTCTTTTGTATTTTTTATCTTCTTTAAGCCACATATAGTGAGTTGTCCTACCAATTCCCACCTTTTTACAAGCAGTTGTTACTACTCCTAAACTTTGCTCTAATGCTTCAAGCATTGCTTTTTTATGTTGTTCAGTTTTGTCCATTATAGATTCAATTTAATTGTAAACTCGTTTGCTTTTCTTTTAGCTGATGCAATCATATTAGGATATAATTTTATTAATTTTTTTATAGCATCTTTCTCCATTTCTATTGTTCTGTAATCCTTACAACCTCCTTCAGTAGTCCAATGCTCATTCTCCCAATGCAAATATCTAACTGCTAAAATACCTCCCTTGTCTCTTATATGCCTTAAGCAAATTTCGTAATCTTCTTTAACTTTAAATTCTGAGTCAAATAAATATTCTCCATCATTGACTATGCCCATACACGAAGCAGTTACGTAAGACCTTGTTAAAAATGGTTTATAAGGGTAAGTTCCTCTTGGCGAAGATTCAGTTCTTGTACCCCATATTTTGTATTTTAACTGCTCTGTAATATCAAAGAATTTTAAAAACTCTTCTGCCCAAAATCCCTCTTCTCTTACTTCTATTTTTTTTGTTTTTCTTTCCTCTAATTTATTATATCCAACATTTTTTGCATCGTCATCTAAAAATACAACCCACTTTTCGTCTGTATTTTTAAGTATCCAATTACGAGTATTTGTTATGCCTCTAATTTCTTTAGGCACGCAGACTATATTTTTAACTATATCTTTATATTGGTGGTACTCGCTTTCTGGAATAAAAAATGTACACAAATTAGGTAAAATCTTATTTGTAGTAGTAAGTCCAGCTCTTCCTTTACTTGGTACTGCTATTAACATTTATTCTTTTTTTTAAATCATTCCACTCTAAAACTCTTTCTAAAGAAACTGCATCAAATCCAGACCCTTTTTTATACCCTCCTCTTCTAACCATTTTTAACTTTAATGTCTCTTTTAAGTCTTCCCAATCAACAGAGTTTGGCTCTGCCATTATTAATATATATTCTTTTGGTGGTTCTACTTGTACGCTTTGTGGTAATTCTATTTCATCTCCATCCTCTAATTCATCAATGCTATAATCTACATCTGGAATATCTAAACCCCAATCAGATAAATTATCACTATCCCAATCATTAGCTAACATCTCCCAGTCGTGTTCTCCAAAGCCTACGTTATCTGCTATTATAAAACGCCTTGCCTCTTCGTCTGTTAAGTCCTCAGCTCTTTTTACCCACTCATCTGGCAGTTCAGTATACCCTAACTCTTTTAATGCTTTAAGTCTCATATTACCTCCTAAGACTATATTATCCTGGTTTATAACCATAGGACGCAAAGCCATCATTTTAGGAAATTCTTTTATAGATTTTTTTAACTTCTCAAATCTCTCGTCTTTTATAATACGAGGGTTATTAGGATTGCTTTTAATATCTTTTATATTCATTTTAAAAATTTTTCATATAATTTAACAACGTGCTTATATATACACTTACCACAGCTTACATCTGGTCTGTATCTAAAATTCTCTTGGCATAGCTCTATAAACTCTTCATAAAATTTAGGGTCTAATCTGCCTCCTTTCATATTATATATAGCCCTTACTCTATTTTCTAATTCCTCACTCATAATGATTGTAACCTTTTTTCGTTCTCTTTGCTTAAATCATACTTAATTAAAACATCTTCTTTAAGCTTTAAACCTAAATCAACTTGCATCGTATGGTTGCCTTTAATCTTCTTAATTGCAGCAGCCCATTCATTATTATATACCTTTAAGCTATTTTTATTTGTTGATAGCAAAGTGTAAGGCTCTACTGCTGATACCATAACTGGTTTAGCAAAGTGACCAGCCTCAATCATTTTAAGCTCAGATTTACAGCTATTAAATACATTATCTTGCAGAGGTATTACACATATACCACAATCTTGATAATCCTTAGCATACTCTTGTATATCACTTATCTGTACCTTAGTTCCTTTCATTCGTTTAGGTAGCTTTGGAGTTTTAGCAAAAAAGGTTTCATTATCAAAAGCATTGCCTAATAGTTTTAAATCTCTCAAATGAGTACTACCTCCAGAATAAAAGAAAGTGTCAAAGTCTAAAGACAAATCCTCGTAAGCATACTGCTTTTCTAAAGGGTCTAAGGCATTTTTGATTATAACAATGTTTTTATTGTATGGTCTTATCTTATCTGCCAATATAGGAGTAGTTGTCCATACCATATCTGCAAGTTTTAAGTTCTTCACAATACATTTACTTAGGTTAGACTTCTCGTAATAGTAACTCATTGGATGCTTTTTATTTAGTACCCAGTAATCGTCTATATCGCAAATAACTTTTATACCTTTAGCTTTTAATTTTAGATACGTTTCCTCTGGCTGCATCAATCCAGAGATATTCCTATTATAAACAACGTGAGTTACTCCATCTAAGTTGTTAAAAAACTCGTCATCTTTATTCAAAAGCACTACCATTTCAATACCATAATCTCGCTTCATCTTAGCAAATGGCATTAATAATCTATGATAGCTCACTCCATTTATATTACGGATAATTACTGCTATCTTAATCTTGTTTTCGTACATAATTTTGAATTGTTTTTTTGCTTTTGTATAGTCATCTCTTAATGTTCTGTAACCTATCGAAGCTCCCTTGTGAATTTGTGTTAAGCTTTCTCCATTAGATATGGCTCTTAGAATATTAGCATAGTAATTATTCATCCTATCAAGCACTTGCTCAACATCTGGATGTTCTGAGTTATCATTATCAAAGTAAGGGTCTTGCTTATTTAAACTTTTTAAATATTGGTTACGCATAACCATTGCAAAATATCCCTTTAAGTTCTCAACTGGTGGTTTAGACAAACATATCTCAAAAGCAATAGAGATTAGCTCCTCTGCTTCCAGCTTATTGCCAGTAAGTTTAAGAGCATAATCTCGTATGCTGTCATCAAAATATATCTGTTCTAATTTCAAAAGGGAAAGCTATCTTCAGTAGTAGCCATTTCTTTTTTAGCTTCTGGCTTCCAAGTGTCTAATTCAACATAAGGCTTACCACTTTTGCCTACATTAACTTTTAAGTTAACCCATCCTTTGTCTTGATGTTTTTGAATAAAGGCGATAGCGTCATCTGCTTTTAAGCTTATACTACCTACTACCCATTCTGGTGAATTAGGATTCATCTTAAACATAAATCCATCTGCAAATACTTTTTCTTGTTTGTTCATAATTATTTATTTTCGTTTATTATCATTGACAAAAGTACTGAATAATTAGCTAAGTCTAAAACGCTATCCTCTATACTTTCGTTGTTTGGCTCTTTATCTGAGTTAATTAATACTCCTAATCTTGCTACCTTAGTTGCAATTAAATTTAAGCAGTTAGTTCTTGCATCTCCCCCAGCAATAGCACCAGCTAATTTGAAGTTAGATAACCTATCCTCGTTAGCGTAGTCATCGCCCTTACTAAATAGTGTCTTTCGCATCTGGTCAGTAATGTAACCGAATTGAGCTTGTTGTTCTTTTTTAGTCATTTATTTCTTTATTTAATTTTACTTCTTGTAGTCTCCATTCGTGCCGTCTGCTATGTGGTATTTTATGTCTTGACATTAGACGATTAAATAATACATCTTTCTCCGCTATATTGCCATAGACCTCTTCGCTAATTACTTTCTTAGCTCTCATTGCAGTAACTTGATATAACCCTTTCATAAATTATCGTGTTTTTGATGACACTCTCGGCATCTTACTTTAATGTTATCCTTATCCCAAGCTAATTCTGCTCTTCTTGTTTTCTGAGCTTCGTCAACTGAAATAGTATGAGAGCAATCTAATCTTACTCCGTTTGATTTTAAGCAGTCGGTACAAAAATTGTAGCCGTACTCCCAGAATTGTTCGCTTAGAGCGTTTGCCTTTGCTTCGTGTACCCTTCTATCTATGACGCTCTTTGCTACTCTCTCGTCTTTAGATGTGTAGTAGTGGTTCATATTGTATGCAATGTTATACATTTTGTTTATAATTCTTTTATTTTTTTATCCACATTGATTTTATTTTGTAAATTATCTATATGATTCTCAAGCATTTGTATTCTTTGCAACTGCTTTGTAAACTTATCATAAAACTCATAATTCTGTTTCTCTAAATAGCAACTATAATGCATAAGACTATTGAGCTTATCTACACTATTTTGCTTATTTTGGTTTGGTGGCTGCTTCATTAGCTTAAGTTCTATGCTGGATATTACTTGCCTTGCTTCCTCTATTATTTTACTATCGTTAAAAGGGGTCATTTGTTATGTGTGTTATTGGTTTAATAGGGTCAGTTATCTTCTCTTCGTTGCCATAAGCGTAAGTCTTTTTATTGTATACTGCATCAAACTCATAAAATCTTTGTTTAGCCCAATCCATACTTAATAATACTTCGCCAAGTTGTCCGTAGTGTTTAGGCTTAACTTTATCTATTGTAATTTTATAAGGCTCAAAATTGTCTTTTGAATTCTTATGTACTACTATAATGTTTCTGCCGTTATTATTCCACTCTGAGCCACCCATTAAATCATATACGCTTGGCTTTTTTACGCTGCCGTCTTTTACTTGTTTTGGGTCTGGATTCTTTGGGTGAATAATTATAAAGCTATGCATTTTGTTTACCTCCATAAACCTATTACGAATAGATAATATCTTGCGTAAATACTCTGGCTTAGTTGGCTCTCCCTTATGAGCTAAATAATTCCAGCTATCAATTACTGCTGAGTTACAATCATTCTCCTTTGCATAATTCCAAAATGCTTCTGGCTCTATACTATGCTCTGCTGATATAAATTTAAATCTATCAAGCAACTGGCTTGAGTATTTGCTTATTTCTTTTTCAGTTATTGTATTAGGGTAGCCTTTCTCAAACGTTTTCCCAGTCATTTTATGAAGTAGATTTGAAATAACTTCTGTGTCGCTTCCGTCGTCTGGCATATATACGCAATGCCTCCAATTTTGATTTAAGGTTAAACTCATCATTATCTCCTTTAAAAATAAAGACTTACCAAAAAAAGGATACCCAGTAATGTCAGTACACCCACCTTTAACAAAAGTTAACTGCTCGTCAAAAGTTTTTAAACCTACTTTACTTCCCTCTGGAATACCATTTTTATGCAAGTTAAATAATTGCTCTAATATCTCTCCGTTTGTTTTTATCATAATATTTGAGTTTTAGTTTTAAAATCTCCCATATTAACAAACCTTTCTAATTTATCTGGTCTTGTAATAAATTCTAATGTCAGATATTTATAGTTAGTATCTAAGTGGTGTTGGTCTTTAGCTGCATTTCTTAAAGCGTTTATTATATCATCTTTTGTATATCCCTCTTTTAATCTTTCTTTTAACTGCTTTTTAGCTTTCTCAGATATAACCTTTGCTTTTTTACCCAAAATAGAATTAAACAAACTTAGCAGTTTACTGCTATCTATATTTAATTTAATTTCCTTTTCTTTACTTTCCTTTATAGCATTGCGACCGTTATGCGACTTTGATGCGTTCGCATTGCTATTAGCATTGCTACCCCATCTTTTTTGAGCTGATTGCTTGGCTTTCAAAGACTTAGATTCTCTAAGCTCTAATCTTTTTTGTATAGAAATACTGCTAAAAGTATTGTTATCTACTTTAAATAAGTTAAAATTTAGAATTACTTTTTCTATTAACTCACTTGAGCAATGATAATCGTAACTGAGCCTTGCAAAATCACATTTTAGTAAGTTATCGTTTTGATATAAGTCTTCAATAATAGCCCAGTAAATACCGTAGCCCTCCATACCAGTTTCATAAAGTAGTTGTTTGATTTTTTCGTCAGCCCTTGAAGTATAATCGTGGCTGAAGTAAAATGTTTCTTTCATATATTTTTGTTTTGTGTTTCAAATATTATATTTTTTTACATTAAATAATAACTTTAAAAATTTTTGTCATAATTCTTTCGCTCAACTTCTAACTTAAAGAAGTGAAAAGAGGATAAGCCGTTTATATGCGAATCAGTAGGGAAAAAATATTTCCATCCCTTAGAATACCCATTAGGAATATAATAAAAAAAAGCTGCTGCTAATTTACCAGTATCTTTCTTAAATACGACTGAGGCGGTATGGTCTGACATTGGTATAATTTCGTCTATTGCAAAAGTTTCGTTATTATAATTGCCCTCTCTGTTATGGTTAGAGAATCTTTTTGCAATTATCTGAGCTTGTTGTTTTAATTCTATGGCTATTTGTTTATTCATAATAATGCTTGTAAAATTATTACCCCCAACATAATTAAACCTATCTTTCTATTACGTTTAATTTTATTCTCTTGTATTATTGATAAGGTCAATAAGTCGTCATTATCCTTCTCAACATCATTTATGTAAGTTTTAAGGGAGTTTATATCTTTTTTGTTGCTATCTATTAGCTGAATGTATTTAAATTGCTTAGAAAGGTTTATTTTAGATTGAGCTAATAAACTATCCTTTTGTATAAGCTCCAGATATATTCTATCCATTTGAGGATAGGTTATGCAAATAAGGGTATCTCCTTTGTTATCTGTTAATTCTATCTGCGAATAGCTTAATACGCTCAGAGCGAGGCAAAATATGGTAGTTATATATTTTCTTTTCATAATATAATTTTATAGTGTCTGACTTTATTTGCAGTGTATCAATATCATTTAGTAAGCCGTCAATATTAGTAAGCTCTATCTGCTCAATAACTGGCTCTATTTGTTTACGTTTAGAAAGTAAATCTGTTATTATAACGATTTGAACTATAATAGTAATGATTGCGTAAATTAAAAGGTGTTTATTCATAATTGTTCTTTGACTTTATACCAGTATTTAAGTGTTGATTGTTTCTTATAACCATAACAACCTCCGTTCCAGTTCCTGGCTAACTTTTCGTTGGTAGGGTTTTTAGTATGCTCTTTAATTATGTTAAACATCTCAATAGATTTTTCTTTATTCCATCTATCTGCTAACTTGTATTTGTTATATCCTAAAAGTCTGTTAACCTCTCGTAGCATTATAGGACGTATTTGTAAGCATCCTACTGCATCTTCTTTTATATTATGAGCGTTTATATCTCCTCTGCTTTCAACGTAAATTATAGCGTCTATTAAATTAGGAATACTCCTAACCACTCCCATAGAGGAAGTGGTCAGAAATAAACCAACATTTAACACAATAAAAATTAGTCTCATTTATAACCTAATTTAGCTTTGACTATATCGGCTTTTATGCCTTTACGCTTTGCCCATTCTTCACCTCTAAGCTCTTCGTTATCTTGCTGGATTTTACGACTGGCTCTGGTAATCGTTAATACATTTTTGTAATACTCTGCAATTATCATAGCAGATAATACATTAACTCCATAAGCGTCCTGCAAAGCTCTTCGGATTAACTTTTTAGGGTTATCTCTCATTTCTGGATTCGTAGTCAATAGCTGTTTAATTTGTTTTGTAATATTCATAAGTTTGTTTTAATAAATTCGTTAAGTCTGATATAATCTTTTTTAAATTGTTTGTCGTACTGCATTAAGTCAGCAGCTTTTTGTATTGAGTGTATGACTGTCGAATGGTCACGACCTCCTAAAGCAGCTCCAATATTCTCAAGTGATTTTTCTGGCATATTATCTCTCGCTATATAACAAAACATTTGCCGACATATTACTTTCTCCCTATGTCTTTTAACTCCTTGTATCTCTCTTTTAGGTATATTGTAGTATTTAGATATGCAGTTTAGTAGCTTATCAAAGGTTAATCTACCTTTTAAAAAACTATCGCTTTGCCATCCTCCCAGCTTTTCAATACCAGCAGCAGAATAATAAGAGGGTTTATCTTGCTTAGGGAAATATTTATATTTAATATCTCCGTCGTCGTCCTTTACGGTGACTTGTTCTATTTGTCCCATCTTCACAAGGTCAGTTATCTTTCTATTTGCCTCTACCATACCTACCTTTCTGCACAATCCTAAGATAGTATTAAGGTGAGTGTATCCTTTTTTAAGCGTATTGCGTATAAATAGGTAGTCTTGATGTTCTGTTTTATAATGCTTTACTAATTCCATCTATATATTCTCTTGATTCTATAACTTTATGTTGCAACTCATATATAACCTCTTCATCATAATCTATATCAAAGGTCTTAATTCTATACTTACTATTTATTTCTGAATAGTCGTGGCTCTCCTCAAAGGTTAATTCCTCTGGTGTGTTCATTAATACGTACACTAACTGAGCTTTATCTTTCTGCGTTAAGTGCATATAGGTTTGAAGTTGGTAGTAATAATCCTTATTTGGTATGCCATTATAGAATAGAGGGAAGCTAAAGCAGTCCCAGCTTGATTTTATGTCTATAATTTTATCCTCTAAGATAACGTCTGGCGTACCACAAAAATATTCATCCTCAAAAAACTCTTCGTTCTTTTCAGCAAATAACCAGCCCTTTTCAGCAGAGGCATATACAATAGCATCGTCCTCTACTTGGTTACCTTTAGTTAAATATTTAGAGTTAATATTCTTTCTAACTCCATATATCTGCTCTTTTACCCACTCTTCTAAATAACTTTTAGTAGTCTTAGATAAAAACTCGCTTTTAGAACGAGGCTTTGTCATTAGCTTACCACTTGCAGAAGCTCTTATTTTAAATTTTTTCATTTGAATGGATATAGCTCTGCGTTAATTTTACTTATTGAATAGTGCTTTTTAAGCTCCGTAAGGGTAATTCCTTTGTCTACTGCTGCGTTCCATATCTTGTCGTTTTGGTTTACCCATTGCTTTTGGCTTTTTGTAGCTTGACTGGCAGTATTTGCATCATCATCCTCAGCTTGTAATCCTAAAAGCGATTGCAAAGTATATCGTCTGTAATAAGTTACCGCTGAACCTAACTTCTGTGGGTCATCCATTTCTGGTAATTGCAAACCGCTTTGTATTTTTTCTCCAGTTTCTATTTCGATAATCTCTGAAATTACATAACCTTTATAAATGGGCTGCAATAATAGTAAACCATTCTTTTGTAATAACGGCTCAACGTGCTTTAGTAGCGAGTTGATGTCGAAATACTTTGATTTAAAGAAGGGGTTTGTTGATTCTTTAGAGATAGCTCCTATCTCTTTTTTTACTTTGTTTAGTTTTGTGTATAAATTCATTGGACAAATATAATAAAATTGTTTAGATGTTGTGTATTTAGTTAAATTTTTTTTTCTTAATGTTGTTCTTTGTTTTGTGTGAGAGTTATATTCTCTTCATATTGTGATAAGCCCTCCAGACCAGAGGGCTTTTTCTTTTATAGGTATTTTAGTTCTTGGTAATAATCTAATAAAGAGTAGTGCATATCTCTGGCATTCTTAATAGATATTCTTAAAAGCTCAGTTATACACTTTTGATTATTTAAATTAACTTTCCTCTTGCCCTCTATAACACTATTTAAAGTATGTATAGATATTGAGTGTTTACTGGCAGCTTCTTTTCGCTGCTCTACGCTTGTGCAAGACTTAATTATGTCTTTTAATTCTGGGGATATTGTTTTACTGTATTTCATTTTTTTAATCTTTTTGTTTTATTTCGTAATGATTGCATTTATATACTATCTCGTTCCAGCTATCTTCATCCATATCGTCATAAACCTCTTCTAATATTTGATGTGCCATATCTTCAGAACAATAAAAATGGTCTGTAATATCTGATACTTTAAATATTGCAATTTGATAACCAGCTTTTTTTAGTATTTGCTTTGCATCATATACCTCGTCTCTGTGCATATCCATATTCTCTTTGGCATAGTCCACTAAGATTTGTGCGTAGTGTCTTTTGTCTGTTGTTAAGTCTTGAATAAAACCCATTCCCTCGAAATAGGCTATTGCGTCGATTACTTGTTTTTTGTTTTGTGTCATTTTTTTATTTTTATATATGTTAATTCTAATGCAGCAAATAAACCTATAACAAATAGAATAGCTGCTGCTTGTGGCTCTTCTACTGCCCAGCACCATACCGACATAGGCATTAGTGCTGAGGTTACTTTTAAAATTGATTCTTTCATATTGTTTGTAATTTTTCTTTTAAATCTTCGATAGTTTCTGCACACACTTCATTTAATAAATCATAACCATAAATAAAAGTTAGCATATTGACGGTGTCTTCGGCATTATCATAAATCTCTGTTTCTACAAAGTTTTCTTTTTCATATTCTTGGCAGATACTTATTGCTTCAAAAGCAGATAGATTATGTCGATTTAACCATTGTTCGGCTTGATAATAACCAATAATATAATAATCTTCATTAAAGCATAAGTGACCCCAGTCAATTATATTTTCGTTTGTAATAACGCCATCTTCTATTTTATCTAAGATGTGACTTGCTAATTCTTTTTTAATTGATTCTTTCATATTGTTTTGTGTTAATTTTTTATTAAAAAATAAAAGGGAGGTTTGGTTTCCGAAGCTGCTGCTTTCTCTGTAGGTCGGATTGCTTGGCTAATACTCTTTTACCCTTTTATTGTACTACAAATATATACACAATATTTATAACACAAAACTTTTTTTGAAAAAAAATTAATAAATTTTTATTGCAACAGAATCCTCCAGACCTTTATTGCTTGTAATTAGTATGCTCTTTACTATTTTATAGCTATCGTTCTCAAATATTATATCTTCAATCATTTTTACCATAGCTACACAATTAGAAGCATCTAAAGCTCTGGACTTAAAAGTAAAATGATACTCAGTATTATAAGTGTTTGTTTGAGAAAGGGTTTTGTTAAATTGACTTTTGACTAAAAGGGTATATGTATCTTTAATTTTTTTTCTCTTAGTCCAATGCATACCAGCATACCACTTGTTTAATGATATTTTAGGCAAGTCTTTTAATACTATCTCCATCTATTAAAATTAAAGCTCTAATTTAATACCACTATCTAAATCTAAAAAGGCAACTTTTTTCTCTATGCTTTTATTATTGCCAAAGTGAGTTGTAGCTCTTAGGGTTTTAAATATCCATTCTGGCTCAATGTCCAATAAATCAAACGAATATATTCCCTCTGGTGTAGAATTAATGTACATAGGTATATCTAAATGCTTTCCAGATTCAAATATCATAGCATCATACTTACTCTTCTCAATTAGTAAGCTATCATAATGCTTACGTCTACATTTAAGCTCAATACGATGTTTAAATTTTGGCGAGTAGCAATCCCAACGACTCATTTGATTCTTTGCCTTTACTAAGTCAAAGTAAACATATTCTTTGAGCCAGTCAAATAGGTCAGCTTCTTGCCAGTTATACATCTACCAATTTCTATATTTCCCTATATCGTAGTGAGTAAAAACAGAGTATCTACCTAAACCACCTTGTTTAATCTTTTCGTCTTTCTGGAGTTGTTCTATTGCATCTTGAACTATGCTTGGAGTTATGCTCATAATAATATCAGCAGCACTCGCAGTTAAATGTTGACTTTTAGAAGCTCCCCCTACTTTTTTATTGTATTCTGGCGTTCTATATCCACTATTTATTCTAATTGGGTATAAGCCACCGAAATGCTCTCTAATAACTTCCAGGTTATCCATAAGCTCTTGTACGTTGCCGTAAAATTCCTCTGGTACTGGTGTGCCATCTTTACAAGCAAACTCTTCTAACTTGAAATGCTTAGAGCTTGGAATCTTTACGCTTTTTGATTTACTACTTTTTTTCATAATTTATGGTAATTGTGAATATCAAGATATACAAAGTTATAGTTTTGTAGGTAAATTCCTCGTCAGAACTAATGTACTCCCACCCTAAAGCGAATCTGTCGTGTGGATAATGTCCTACAATGTATATTTCGTAATTCAATTATAGTTGTTTTTTAACGTCCTTTAGATTGTTGATAATTTCAAGCAGCTTTGCGATTAGCGAATAGCCCTTAACTGCCTCAAAACTTTCATCTATTGATTTTGCCTCATTTATTATTAGCGTTAATGCAATAACCTTAGTAGCCATAAACTCCACATCAACAACATTAGAAACAAGCGAGTTAATTATAAAGACATCTGAGCCGTAAACCATCATTACAGTACCAACATACGATAATAGCTTTGGTACTAATCCAGACCTAAACGCCTTACTTGATAATTTCTCACCTAATTTTTTAGCTTTCCATACACCAAAAGCAGTATCTATCATTGTAGATAAAGCTACGATTACAATTATGCCCTTTATTGGAGCAAAGAATAATAGCAAAGAATATAATATACTACTCAGCCAAATCTTCATCACTCTCTGGTATTACGCAAAACTCGCTCTCTGGAAACATTTTGCAGTAAGATTGTAAATAAAGCGAGTCATCTCCAGCAAATGTATGAACGCCAGTAGGGTCAGGATAAACCTCATAACCCTCTAAACTTTCTACATCTTCGTTTAATAACATATCCACGCTATACATAGTCGATAGGTCAGTACATTCTGGTTCTTCAGCCTCCGACCAAGCTCGGCAAATGTGTCCTATCTCAACGACGGAATTGATTGCTGGAATTAATGTTTCATTCCCTTCCTCATCTTCAGAGTAAAGGGTTGGTCTAATGGTTGCCCATTGTTCGTCTGTGAATTCGTATTTTTTAAAAATCATAATGTTGTTAATGTTGCTAATTCTGTGTCTGATAATGCGGTTGAATAAACTTGTATTTGTTTTGCTTTGCCGTAGAAGTCAGAACCACCGCTACCATCATCAAAAGAGAATTCAGATAATGTTGATGTCGTAAATGTAGTACCGCTTGAATCGGTTAATCTTTCTTGTCCATCAATCCATAAAGCAAAATCATTTTCTTTGTATTTTAACGCAA